GGTACTTATCCATGTTCTTCTTCCTTTAATTCTGGGTGAGTGTCTGTGAGTATTTGCCAAACTTCTTTGTAAAAACTGTATACTTCTTTTCTGTTTTCATATATAATAATTGCCGGAACATATAGTGGAGAAATTATTAAGAGGCCAAATGTTTTTGCAAGAATCTTTTGTTTATAAGTAATCGTCATTATCTATCCCTTCCATGTAAAGATTAAAAATAGTAACAATAGAAACTGCTACAAGCGAAACACAAAAAATAGATATAATCAAACCTTCCAAACTAAACACTAGACTTCCCTCCAAATATTCCCTATAGTAATAATAAATAATGGTATAGAAATTGACAGACCTTCAAACGATGCAAACTCTAGATTACCTTCAGCATCTAAAATCCACACAGGCCGGCTATCACATATCTCGATATCTAATCCAAAACCGTTGCGAAAATTAATAGTCCACGCCATATCCATAAACGATACTGTCATTGTTTTTTACCTTAATAGTTTTTTTTTGGGCTTTTGTTTTAGAAGCCCTCGTTACTTTTTTAAATTTCTTTTTGCGGTCAAACCTGTTTCGCCTTTCTTCTTTCCTATCCATCAGTGCTCACTCAAGTTCTCGTTTTCAAATTCAAAGTATTCATCAAAGCCTTTCATTATGTATTGCTCGATGCACTGCTTGATTGTTGCTTCATTGGGTGTGTCAGTGTGTTTGTGTGCCCTATTATATCCTGACTCTGTGCCTTCTTCAACTATTCGTTCAATCAGTTGGTAAGTTTTTAAGCGCATCACGATACAGAATCATCATCGTATACAGTAAGCATCTCTTCATCCCCATAAGCAGAACAGCGCACATAATCCAAACCCCCATCTAGCATATACTCGTTGCCATTAGCGTCTAAGTGGGTTACATAATCGTGCCTATGCTTTGACTCAAGTATTGTCCCATCAGGGGTACGCATACGGTTCCTTAGTATCTTATCCATCACTCTTCTACTCATTTTCAAACACTACTTGATTTAACAGTCGGGCTAAATACCACTGAGCTTTCTGTAAGTCCTCTACCTGCTTGCCCTTGTAGTCGTAACGCCACAGGTACTTCATGCAGTTGCCCTTGAGGTAGCCTTTGAATGCGTGACTGGACATAGACTCTTCAATGGCTTCAATGCACTCAATGTTGCCTGTGTTGTAGTGCCTAGGAGAGCCTACCATGTCTTCCTCTTCTTCATCTTCCCTAGCAATTATGTCCTCCAAAGACTCATCTTCCCAGAGGTCTACATCTTCATCGTGAGCTGCCTTCATCCACGCATCTATGCCTCTTCCTTTTTTAGGCTCAGACCAGCAGCTTCCAAAGTCAACGGCATCGGCAGTGACAATCGGGTCAGTTCCTCTGGTGCTGTCATAAACCCAGTTAGAATTTAAACGCTTCATGTACTCCTCAAACGTAGGGTGGCCTGTATCTCTAACTCTATCCCAGTCTTGTGGCGTTGCGTCATTAATGCTCATCTTTAAAATCCTCTCTCTTTTTTCTATTAATCCAGTTATCAGGTATGCTATCTTCGCTGAACCACCTGAAGTCATTTGCAGAAGCCCACTCGCCGTGTGACCGCCTTGTTCCATCTTTACGTACCTTGGCAGCAGGCATCGGAGCGCTGGGGTTGGCAAACAAAAACACAAGCTCAACGTCATCCGGAAGAACTTTCGCTATCCAGATATACTTAGAGTATTCTGCGCTGTCCCAGAAACGACCCTTAGCTTCAAGCAGTATTTTCTTACCGTCTATTTCTCTAACAAAGTCTGGCTCATACTTGTGTGTAACAGTATACTCAACCTTGTCAACGTGAAACTCCCATGCATCTAGGATGCCAGAGTGAAGTTCATATTCCCAGTTGGAGTCATAACCTTTTACCAAGTCTTTTTCGACTGGGCGCTTTACTCGTGGCTTCCTATACCCCTTGCGTACTTTCTTCATGTGACTCCTTTCTCTACCGCTGCCCCATCTTCCAAGTAATATCTGAAGATGTAATGTCTTCGACCTGTTTGTCTGGAAAGATTTTTAACAACTGTTTTATTTTAATAGTCAGCCACTTCAGTGTGTAAAAACTATTGTGGATTTTGCCCCTTGCCCAGATGTGTGTCTGTTGAGGCAGCATATCTTTAAAGTTATCTTTAGTAATCTTATCAGCCTCCTCCTCATTGAGGAGACCTTTAAGCCATTCAACTTGTAAATTTTCTGAATGTTTTTTTATTCGCTTAGACTTTTTACGATTCATAGTATCTCATCCACCTTTGGTTCTGCCTCTACATGTGTTAAATATTTGTAGCCGGTAGAGTATTTGAAAGTTCTAAGACCTGCGCCATCATTGGCATCCTTGTGGCATTCATGCTTGTACTTACACCACGCACATCCTTTAGGCAGTTGCATGTTTCCTTTCTTGCCATCAAGTATGGGAGTATAGCATAGTTCTGGTGGCGTGTCAAGTTTTAATTCGTCTAATAGAGTATTTATTTTTGTGTCGATGTTAGGTTTATCTAAATCATCCGGCACATACATGCAAAGCTCACCACTTTCTTTGTTGATAACAAGGAAACCACCCTTGTCTGTGCCTTCTGCTTTTTCGTAACCTGCAAGCTGTCCTAAGTAACCAAAGGGGTCATCGTCAGCCAGTGTTCCTTTAGAAAACTTATTGAAAGCAAACTTAGATGCCGACTTAACGTCTACTACCTGACCGTTAATCTTGCAGTCCATGTGTCCCACGATACCGTTGACTGTAACTTCTTTCTGCTCATCTGTGACCTTGTGTCCTGACATACGTACAAGCATTAATACAATTTCTTCAAGAATGTGACCATACAGAAACTTAATCTGCGTTGCGCCATCAACACCGCCACGGCCATTGGGGTCACGCTTCTCAAACCACAACTGTCGTGAAGGCTTACCTACGTTAGACATTCGGACACTGAAGTCGGTGTCTCTTGGTCTTGGTGTTGCCCAGTGAAGGATAGCTTCTTTTATTGAAGCCATTGTCTCATCAAGCGCCTCCTCCGTTAATGGAAGAGGCGAACCACCTGAAAGGTTTTCAAGCATCCCATAGATGTCAGGGACTATAGTATTAAGCGGCTTCTGGTTCATCTTCTAACTCCTTAAAAGCTTTGATTACATCAGAAGAAAAGAGCTTCTGAAGGTTTAACAAATACATCTGACTTGCTCTGTGGTCACCACCCGACACAGTTTTAAAACTGTCTAGGCGCTTGACAATCTTCTTGAGTGTAGCAGTATTAAAAACCAATGTACAGTATTCATTATCGCCGATACATAAGTTATGGAACCAGTAGTCGGATTCAGTTGCGTCAATACCTGACGGCTTACCGTATGACTTATACTCAATACATATGTTACCTGTCTTCTGCCACAAGTCGCGCTCTGATTTAACTTCTATCTTTTTACCTGTAAGCATTGCTGCAATTTTATCTTCCCGAACTTCGCCGTAAGCTAGGTCAAGGTCAAACTTCTTTCTGTTTTCTTTAGTGGGTTTCATGCCATCCATCTCCGATGTTGAAGTCCCCATCTAAGGGACAGTTTAAGTTTAAGTTTATACCGGCTTGTGCAATTGCTGCAACGCCAAGTCTTCCAACATCCTCTGCGTCTTTTTCTTTACACTCAATCTGCCACTCATCGTGAACATTGGCTACAAATTTAGCGTCAACCTTAAACTTTTTGAAGTAACCATCAAGCACAACCAGAGCTTCTTTCATAACAATTGCACCGGCTGACTGTAACAGTGTGTTAAGTGCGGCGTGTTCAGAGCGTATAGAAAGCTTGCGGCCATCCAGACCTTTTAAGAATCCCTTTTTACTTTCTCGTTGTACTCTTCCGACAAGAGCTTTAAGTGATGGGACACTATTAAGAAACTGTTTTCGCAGCTCTCGCCCTCTTGCCTTACCTGCTTTAGCCACTGCCCCAAGCTTTGCATCTCCTGCTCCGTATAAAAAGGCATAGATGAAAGTCTTCGCCTGATTTCTTGATTCAAGTCCTGCAAGTCTTTGGTTAGCCGAGTGAATGTCTCCGTTGAGAATTTCATTAGTGTACTCCGTATCGTTCATGTAGTGTGCAAGCATTCTAAGTTCTAACCCAGACGCATCAATACCTACAAGTTTATTACCATCTTTAACAGTCCAACAAGACCTACACTCTTTACCGTAGGGTGAGTTGCTGCTAGGTATCTGAGCCATGTTAGGATGGCTGTGGGTCATGCGGCCAGTCACTGCACCGTTAGGATTAACATAACCACGCACCCTGTTGTCAGGGTCAACTGCTTTTATCCAACTGTTTACCTGAGCCAAGCGCTTCTGAAGCATTAAGTATCTAGCAATCAAAGCAGCTTCAGGTATACCATTAACCTTGGACAGTGTACCTTCGTCAACGATAGGCTGTCCGGTAGGTGTAAAGTTTTTAGGTGTCCAGCCAGCATCAATAAGATACTCACCTATCTGCTTACGAGAACCTAGATTAAAGTCTATATGTGTCTCACGCTTGAGAGGCTTGTTGGTTTGAAGCATGATATTATACTCGTCATCAGTAAGTCTAACACCCTTACCATCTGGGCCTTCAGAAACCTTAGCAAGCTTACCGCTTTTAGTATACTTAGGCTTGAGAATATCTACGATAATCTTGGGCCTGAATGTCTCATGCACTTCAGATTCTGTAGCATCAAGCTTCTCTTGGAACATTGCAACAAGCAGCATAGCCTTACGCATGTCTAACTCGAAACCATTGCGGCGTTGCTGGTCTATAATCTTAGCAACTGAATGCTCAAGGTTTACTGCGGTAGGTGTGAAGCCTCGGCTCTCGACACGCAACTGCTGATATACCTTAGTGTTCAGTTGTACATCACGCTTACAATACTCTAGCATCTCAGGGCAGTAAGCATCCCAAGCATCTTGGTTGTCACCGTAGTCACCCTTGTTAAATTTAAGGCGGTAACCCCAAGACTCTAGGCCGTGACCACCCTCACGAGTTGGCTTAAACAGTCTAGACAATACCAATGTGTCTACAATGTTCTTGTTGCTTAGGTCAAGTCCTGTAATTTTCTTGATAGCCGGTAGGTCGTAGCCAATAATGTTGTGGCCGATTAGTTTGTCTGCGGTTCGTAGTAAACCATATCCTTCTTCTAGCTGGGTGTTGTCAAAAGTAAACACATCCATTGTGTCTACGTCTTGAGCAACAATACAAAAGATTTTAGTAGGGTCAAGTCCGTCTGCCTCAATGTCAAACACTAAGTTAAAGTTACTCATAGCTCATCTCCGTCAAAGGCATCATAGTTATTACCGTCATCAATCTCTCGTAGCCTGCCGGTGTCGGCATCGTATAGAAGACTACAAGCCACACCAACATCTCCAGTGTATCTAGATTTAAGCACTCGCACCTTGGTGGTTGATGCCTCAATCTCATCCTCTGATTGCTGGTTGCGCTCTAGAGATATGACACAGTCTGATAACTGAGCGATACTCTGAGAGCCTCGAAGGTGTGATAGCCCTGTCTCGATACCGTTCTCATGTCCACGGTTGCCCTCAACTCTACGAAGATGGGACACCAGTATCATACCGGCACCTGTCTCTTCTACAAGGGAGCGTAGTCGGTGCATGATACCATCAATAGCTTTGCGCTCATCGCCTTCTAAGGCTTGAAGCACTAGCATATGAAGGTGGTCAACTACAACCCACTTACAATCTAATCCAATAATCAAGTAGCGTAGCTTACTAAATATATCTTCTAGATTGTTTACACCGAGGTGGGCATGAATCCAAACACGCCCCTCGTTCTCTCCCATAAATACTTTGCGATAGTATTGTTCAAGCTTGTCATCACCCATCTTATTCTTAACGCTGTCTAGGTGTAGCTTGGCGTTAGCTTCAACAGCCATGATACCTTCAGCGGTGCGGCTCCAGTTCTCTTCAAGAGCTACAATGCCTACGTTATCTTTGGTGTGGTTGATAAGCCAGTGCTCTAGCTCTCTGGTAACAGAAGACTTACCAAGACCAGTGCCGCCAGTAAGAGTTACTAGCTCACCTGCTCTCATGCCTTCTAGCTTCTTGTTTAAGCCGCCCCACGGATATGGGATTGACGGAAGCTTCTCTGTTCGGAGCCGCTTGTATTCGTCTAGCTGATTAGACAGGTTCATAATCCCTGAAGGGGTGTAGACTTTTGCATCCCAGAAACAGTTGACGAATGTGGAATGCTTACGTGCCCTGAGCATATCGTTAGGGTCTTTGAAACCTTCGGGCAGTGTCATCAGCTTAGCTTTATTGGGAGTAAGAAGCTTTGCAATTGCTTTCGCTCCGTCCCTGCCCACTGTATCGCTATCAAAACAGATGACAACAGCCTCGAAGGATTCAAGAAACTCTAGGCTATTCTTAACGTCACGAGCACCTCCTTGTGCTCCTGATTTTACAGATACTACAGGCCACTTACTTCCAAGTAGTTCGTATGCTGCCATCGCATCACACTCTCCTTCTACCACTGTAATAAACTTACCACCTGCTTTAAACAACTGCTCTCCGAACAGCCCTGTTTCTTTAGAGTCACCCTTCCAAGCGAACTGCTTGTTAAGCTTTCTAACTTTTGTTGCTACCTCTTCGCCTTTATGGAAGTAAGGATAGTGGTGGCTAGTAACTTTACCGTTGAGAGTAGTAGACTTAACGCCATACTTTTTGGCTGTATCAATACTAATATCTCTGTCGGTCAAGGCGTTGTAGCTAGAACCGCTACCGGTTCCGTTGGGCTGATACTTTGTAAAGTCCGTTACAGTATCTGGTTGTTGCACTTCCGATGTGCCGTAGTTTTTAAAATAAGTATTGCAGCTAAAGCAATATGCAGACCCATCATCATTCTGTGATACTGGGTCACTCCCCCCACAGTCATTACATGGGAGGTGGAATTTAACAAACGGCATGGTGTTACCTCTAAGTTAGCCTTCGATTGCAACTTCCGTGTCTTCTGTGTTTTCAGTGATAGCTTCATCCGTAAGCTTATCTTCAAATAACATTTTAATATGCTGAGCTGCTGCTTGGTACAACTGCACATCATTATTAGACACTTGAGCTTTAACCATTGCATCTTTCAAAAGCCCGAATAATCCTTGGGCTTCTTCGTCAAGAAGGCTAATGTCATATGCCGTTCCCTCTTTTGTATAAGTATTCATTAAATCACTCCCTCCATTTCATCTTCTACATCAAACTCTCCGCCGTCTACTGTACCGACAGATACTAAATCAAGAACCTGCATAGCTTGGAAGTCTAAGCCCTTGAAGGTCTTACCTTTCCAAACAGATTCCCACTCTTTGTACTGAACCTTAACTGTAGAGCCATTACCTACACGCTCATCAATTGGATTCTTACTAGCGTCAACAAGCTTAGGTGCTTGGCGAACCATTCCGTTGGGGCCATTAACTTTGCGCTTGATGATTAGTGCTGGGCCTTCGTCCATGTCTTTAACTGCAAAGCCTCTAGACCGAAAGCCTTGTGCAGTGTCTTCATCTACTACTAAGTTTACTGTATATACTGGTTCGTAAGTAGTGTTAGGGGTAGTTACGCTTGCCCAATATGCTGTTCCTGATAATATAGCCATGTTTATATTTCCTATCGTTGGTGTTAAAATTGAAGTGGCATTGTACCACGAGTTACTACGTTTGTAAAGTTTTATTTCAATTTATTTATATGGATGAAACATTTCCGCAAATAAGCACACAACAGATGCAGCGCCAATCAACCATATCGGAGCGCCGACTAGCGCAAGTCCTAGTATGACTGCTGCCGTGGTCATGATTTTACTGTCTCATCAACAAGCTCTTTAACAAACAGGCCGTCAACCATCTTACCTTTGCGGTGTCGTATATCTTCATAAGCATGAGACATACAGTCATGAAGCGTTAAGTTGTTTCTATGTGCTAAGTTAATCAGAACTACAATGATGTCGCCGATGTCGTCAACTATTGGCTGACTGTTCATAATGTTAAGTCTTAGCTCTTCTACTTCCTCAAGAAGCTTTTCAAATTGTTGATGGTCGGTTGAGCCGTGAATAAGATTACGGTCATGGTGCCAATGTACAATTCTACTTTCTAATGTATATGCAATGGTCATTAATTATCTCCATTAAAGTCTATGATTTCGTTAAGTGCTTCCCAGATTTCATTGTTTATACTTTCTTTAATTTTATATACTGATGGGTCATCCTCATATTTATAAGCTTTGAGATATCCTGAATCAATGCCAGCCTCAATTGCTGCCTTGAGTATTACATACATTCTTATCTTCATTGCCTTGTTCCTTTATGATATAGCTGAGCAGTTCATCTATTGTAACGTCCCAGTTGCTTGTGGCTTGCTGCAAGGTTAAGCGTCCTTGTATTAAGTCTTCTTTAGCATTCTTTAAGTTCTGATTCAATACAGACTACTCCACTCTTTAAGTTTATCTTGTTTCTTAAACATCTGCTCAAGCTTTTCTACTGGGCTAACCAGTTTATAAGCTGAGAGCATGTTAATCATCACAGTAACATCGGCTGACTCCTGTACTAAGTTGTCTAAATTCTTTTGTTCTTTGCCAAACCTTAGAAGTTTGCTGCAAACCATTGCTAGTTCGCAGCACTCTTCCATAGTTATAACAAGAAGCTCTTGTTCTTGAGGGGTTAGTTCATTGTTTAACATTACGCCACCTTTGAGAAGTGATGTTGGACAAAAGCCTGTCGAGTGTTCTGTGTTGCAGCCATATTAACTATAGCATCTCGGCGTTGTGCTGTTGCATGAGTAGACCAGTCGGTCATAGCATTATAAAATGCCCAGCGATTAGCACCTAAACGTCTCTTGTATTTATGCCAAGCAGCATAGATGTATTCAAGTGACGGGTTAGTTCTAGGCATCTCACTCATGATAGATTCAGCGGAAGACAGTGGTCTAGATTTAATAATCTTTTGGGCTGAATCAATCTTAAAAGCTTGTACAATCTCATGGAATGCCATTCTGTCTGACATGGGCTGAGCACTCCATTCTGACCAGAGTTCACGTTGATTCTCGAAAACATCTAGAGCCTTAGTGATAACTCTTGAGCCTACTTCAATGTCTAGGTTTCGGGTATGCTTAGCTCTGAACACTGCAACCTCACCGCCAACAAAGACTTGTAGATTTGTACAAGCTTGTTGTATAGCTGCCGCACTTATCATGAATGGCCAAGTCCCGTCAAAGCTTGACACTGCAAGCAGTCCAAGGGATGCAGTGTCACCATCTGGAGTATTATAGGTATGAGCCGGTAGCTTATATTGTACAAAGGTTCTAGAGCCATCGTGAGAAGTCCTGATAATCTCTTGGATGCCGTCAACGCTAAGCCCTGAACGCTCAATAATATTACGGGTAACATCTATCATCTTCTTGGGAGCCACTGGCTTATAGCTATGACCATGAACCCCTAGCTCTGCACCGGAATCAGTGCGGTAGATTACAGACTTAGAGCTTTTGATATGGCCATGCTCTGGGGTAAAATAATTTAAAGGTTGTGTTGCTATATCAAAATCTGCTGAGCCATAGCCACCCTCTCGGATGGCTTGAAGTGCTGAGTTGTTCGGAAACATTTGCATGATAGTCATTATGCTTGTACTCCTTCGATGCCTTTAATATCTTTAATGTTCTTGAAGCTAATGCTTCGAGACTGTTTGTGCTGTACATAGAAAGCCCACTTGTAGCAGTGAAAGATATGAAAACACTCTCCTTTGCTAACCTCGAAACGATTCTTGGTTCTTCGCTGTCGTACAATAAAAGACTTACCGAAGACTGTACCGTTTTTCTTGCCGCTAAACGCCAAAGAGTGTGTAGATTTTGCGATTAAATTGAATAAAGTTTCCATAATTTTAATGCCTATTTGAATGTATATTTGAGTGTATATTATAACATATATTTATTTAAAAAGTAAAGCGGTTTTTTTTACTTGACACCGCCACCGAAGTGTGGTACAATAACTTAATGTCTTATAAGTTAGTTCGTAAGAACTTACTAACTTATAAGTCATTAAGTAATTGAGTATATTAATTATCATTGATGCAGATATTAAATACTCTAGTAGCTAAGTCATCCAACATCTCAAGCTCTTCTTCTGTCGGCTCAAAATCTGTGTCATATTTCAATTGCTCCGTAGTTATTGTTAAGTCTTTTAGAATGTTAAAAAAATCTAGTTTGTTTTGTGTTAGTTTGTAAGCCATTATCTTGTACCTGTAAGTTCGCTTTGAAGTCTATCACTATTTAACATGGTAATTATGTATGGTTTATTGCCTCTCGTTCTAGCTATTTTATGTGCATCTTCTAAACTAAAACAATACATAGGCGAATCAAACTCATCTGTAAAATCTATACGCCATAGAACATTGCCTTCTTTAATTATATCGGAGCTTTTCATAGTGTTCTGCCTCTTCTAAGTAGCCTATAAGAACGTCAGTAGGTATATAATCTATCAAATCATACAGCGGACGGTACTCACCGTCCTTTACATCTTGGTATATCTGTTCCATACAGGCTATTAAAGCATCTTCTCTATTCATTTCTTAACCTCGCTTTAGTTTTATCCATCCAAGCCTCAAAGCTTCTACGATGTATCTGCTTATACTTACCGCCGCCCAGCTTAATAACTTTCTGTATATAGTGATAAGTCTTTAAACCCTCCATAGCCTTGTTTAAGTCAGGCTCCATAGTGAAGCACCAGATATGTTCGGCACAAGTCTTTTTAAATTCTTCTTCTGTGGGTAAATTCATCAGTGACCTCCGGCAAATTCAACTATATATAGTCTACGGGCTTTGTCGCCACAAACATTAGCTTCAAATATTAAACCTTTTCGAATAGCATAAGCTATCATGTCGTAGAACTCTTCGACTTCAAATGTTTTAAACATAGTTATTCTCCCCTCTCTGCGATACTTCTTCGATGTCATTTTCAGAAACAGAATCAGCTATCCAAGACAAATCTATGTCGCGTGTTTGAGTAAACAGCTTAATGCTTCCATCATCGTTTAGTAATTCGTTGCCATCTTCATCAACTTTGTAGAACTGTATATCCCATACAGATACTGTATATTTTTTATCATCACTCATAGTTATTCTCCAGTCAAGTAAGTATAGTGTACTTCAGATACATGATTACCATCTTGCCACCGCTTAGACTTAGTAGCTACAAAGTCGCACCAAGAGTTCCAAAGATTCTCACAGCCATAGTCAGCACATAACTCTATGTACTTATCTATCTTAGCATTGTTAGCATCAATGCCTTTCTGGGTCTTTGGATTCTTAGCTAGTGCTAAGTCTTTAGTGTCCAGCCCATACATTCTAATATTATGAGTATCCATACAGCCAACCAATCCAGCAATCAACTGGCAGCAGAAGCCAGCTTTAGCTAAACCCAAGCCATCAACCCTCAAGAATATATTCATTAGCGATATAGACTTCATAAAGTCTGTCTGTTTGCTGTTGATAACAGCCATCACTTGAGCATATACTTTGTGCTGATTAGATTTAAGATAGCTATATGTTTTTCTTTTGTTGCCCCACAAGAATCGGGACTCAGATTTATTTAGCCTTACATCAGTTAGCTGGTCGCCAACACCGAGCCAGTTTTGTTGGATACTTAGCACTACCATTAGAACTGTATCTGACATATTAGTAGCACTACGCTGTGAGTATTCCTGAACCGCTTTGCAGTGAGTATTGAACATCGGCATCTCCAATTGTGTACTTATTAGTTAGTTCGTAAGAACTTACTAACTAATAAGTACATTTAAATATAAAGTCTATTGATTATTTAAACCATTTTATCTGCTGATTTAACTTATCATTCCATAAATCTAACGCTTCTTTAACTGTCAGGTCATAATGACCCCAAAATATATCCATCTGTCCTGCTTCATCACCCCAACTATGGAACATATACTCAGCTTCAGGTTTAAAAGCTTCAGGTTTTTTAGGACGATGACTTATACAGATTCTTAGTATACCACAAGAACTTATAAGATTAGCATCTAAACGTGACTTTAAAGTCTTTTGTAGTTCTAACATATTACTTATCCTCTTGTTCGTTGTTAGATATATCACAAGCTAAGTTCCAAGCCATCATTGCAGCCAGCCAAGCTATAGGTTTTTCACTGCCTGAGAAGCTTTCTAGTCTATCTTCTAAGTCTTTCATGCTAGTCGGAGTGTAAAACAAATCAACTTTATTCATAGTTCTATACCTTTTCAATGTAGACATCTTGATAGCCTTCAGCTTTGTAAATAGCTGCTAACTTTTCTGCTTCACCTTTGGTGAGATAGTATTTATTTGCCTCAACACCACCAACCCAAACTGTATATTTATTCATAACTATAACTCCTTTCCAACTATATAGATTATAAAGCCAGACAATAATAACACTATTATAAACGCTACGTTAATTATAATCATCTTGTACCTCCACTTCAATGAAAGAATCTAAGTCAGTCGGCTCTGCCGGAACAACTTCTACTAAACTATATTCTGCATTTATTAAATGCATAGCAGTTTCAGTAGCATCTTCTAAGTCTTGACAGACCATTACATTACCATCGAATATAACTTTATACATAAGCATTGAGCCTTTTTGTTTTGAAGTTAATTTAATAGAGCCTACTACTTCGTAATAGGCTATATAAATTAACTAAACTTCGTAGCAATCTACAACATTTTCCCATTAGAAATTAAAGACAAAAAAAAGGGAGAGCCGAAGCCCTCCCGATAGATTTTATTTAGCGATAGCTTCTAGAAGCTCTAAGATTTTAGCTTGAGTAGCTTCCATTGCCTCAACTCGTTGAGTCAAAGTTGATTCTTTCTTTGGAGCCTTGGAAGCCGTTGGCTTCGCTGAAGCTTTAGCTTCTTTCTTTGGAGCCTTGGAAGCCTTTGGCTTGGCTTTCGCTTTTGATTTCTTGGTAGAAATCATATGAAGGAACTGCTCTGGAACACAATCCCATTCAAACCATTCTGAAACATCAGAATGGGTCATAAAGCTATCAGAGTCTCTATAGTGCTTATTAAGCACCGCATTAAAGACTTTGGTCAATCCATATCTCTCCGATGGAGAGGAAGCTTTGATTGAAGCAAAGTGGCTAGCCACTGCAAAAACTTGTCGAGCCGTAGCAATTTTGTTTGAGTCGATTGAGTTGAAGTTTGATTTGGCCATTATAGTATTCCTTATTTATTAATTTAAAAAGTCACAAGTGACTTCTTTTTAAATTAATAAATAAGGAATACTTTTTAGTATCTCCATAACCTTTTATAGGTTATGGAGATACTAAGTTCGGCTCTAAGACTTTTAAAGTCTTCAAAGCAGCGCGAATCCCTGTCGGGATTTTCCTTGCAGCTCGAAAGACTTAGGAGACTTTAAAAGTCTCAGGAGGGGTTGATTAGTCGTAGACTAAAAAGCTTGTAAGTCGTTGAAAAGATTGGAAGTCTCTGGAGTAAACCTAAAGGTTTAAAAAAGCTTCAAAGCCTCCCTAGTTTTGTAAACTAGAAAACTTGTTAGCTCTTCTAAGACTTTCAAAGTCTTCAGAGGGGGTGGGCATTGAAGACTTTGAAAGTCTTTGGAGTGGCTTCACAGAACTCCTAGTCTTTTAAGAAGCTCTATGGAGCTTTTAAAAGACTAGGAAGATTTTCTAAGTCTCTAAAGACTTAGAATTTTTGAAGTCTTTAGAGACTTCAGGGGGTGGGCAAGCTGCCAAGGGGGGGTACTAGGATATATATACAATCATATACATTTTATGGAGATATGCCATGTAAACCAGATAGTGCCGCAGCTTTAAAGGCTTTAAAGGGAGGGGCAAGGCTTGGGAAGTCGGGCGACTACCAAAGGCTTTAAAGGGGGAGTGGGGGTTTATAAACTGCGGGATATAGGGTGTATAAGTACCCATATAAGCATTAACCTAAACCTGTATTACATATGCTATAACCCCGGTGGGCTTAATATCTATTATACCCGTAGAATAAGCATCTGTCAAGTTTTATTTCATTTATTTGCAGGCCTTCCTTCTATATACTATATATAGGAACAATATAAGTATATTATGAAAAAAAGTTATAAAAAAACTTGACAAACCTCCATATTACGGGTATACTAGAGTATATACAGTTTAAATGACTAGGAAGTCTAAATGCCTGACAAACAACTAACAACAAAGCAACAAGCATTTCTTGACAATCTTACAGTTTGTGGCGGAGATGTCAAGCATGCAGCAGAACTAGCAGGCTACGCAGAGGGCACACACTACACAGTAGTTAAAGCATTGAAGTCTGAAATACTAGACATAGCTACAAACATACTGGCGCTCAATGCACCTAAAGCAGCTTCTAAGCTAATCCAGATTATGGACAGCCCAGAGCCTATACCGCAAGCTAACATGCGTATACAAGCTGCACAGCAAATTCTAGACCGTGTAGGACTAGGCAAAACAGAACGCCTAGATGTAAATGTAAGTTCTGGTGGAGGCTTGTTTGTTATACCCGCCAAGAAGGAGGTAGTGATAGATGGAGAATATACGGAGGTCGAGTAGCACTATACCGTTTGGTTATAAGCTAAGTGAGTCTAATAACGAAATGCTAGAGCCAGTACAAGAAGAGCTGGAAATTCTAGAAAAAGTGCTACCGCTTATAAGGGAAAAGACACTAAGCCTCAGAGAAGGCAGTATGTGGTTGACCCACGAGACAGGACGCTCAATATCACACATGGGATTAAAGAAAATTGCAGAACAAAGAAAACGATTGGGATATTAATCCCGAAAATTACCTAACTGACGAAGAAGGTAACTTTAAGCTTAGAGCTGACGGAACTCCACGCAAGAAAGGTGGTAGACCAAAAGGCTCTAAGGGCAGAGGCTACAATTACCACTCAGAAACAAAAGCCAAGCAAGCTGCAAAGCGCAGCGTAAGAGACAAAGAAAAAAAACTAAAGTCAGCACAGAACAAAATAGATAATTACAAGAAGTCTATAAGCAAAACTAAAAAGACTCTCAGCAAGCTCGAAAACGAGAACGAAACAAAGCTCGTAAGCGCCGATGAGCTGGACAACATTCCATCAGCATTGCAAGCTGAAGCACGAGAGAATGTTATCTTTAAGGCTAATGAAGGCCCTCAAGAAGACTTTCTTGCAGCCGGCGAAACAGATGTGTTGTACGGTGGTGCAGCAGGGGGCGGTAAGTCATACGCTATGCTTATTGACCCCTTGCGTTTTGCACACCGGCCAGCCCATAGAGCATTAATCATTAGACGCTCTATGCCAGAACTTCGAGAACTAATAGACAAGAGTCGGGAGTTGTATCCAAAAGCATTTCCCGGAGCTAAGTACAAAGAAGTAGAAAAGATGTGGATATTCCCAAGCGGAGCTAAAATGGAGTTTGGGTTCTTGGAGCGAGATGCAGATGTATATCGTTATCAAGGTCAAGCATACAGCTTCATAGGCTTTGACGAGATTACACATCTTCCAACAGAGTTTGCTTGGAACTACTTGGGGTCACGGTTACGTACCACAGACCCAGAAATTGAGGTTTATCTGCGATGCACAGCGAACCCCGGCGGTTCAGGAGCACATTGGGTAAAGAAACGATACATAGACCCCGCACCGCCCAACGAAAGCTTTAGAGGCGCAGATGGCCTAACAAGAAAGTTTATACCCGCTAGGTTACAAGATAACCCTTACCTAGCTAAAGATGGCCGCTACGAACAGATGTTAGCCTCGTTGCCGCCAACACAGCGCAAGCAGTTGTTAGAAGGAAACTGGGATGTTGCAGAAGGCGCAGCGTTTACAGAGTTTAACCCCTTTGACCATGTGATTACGCCTTTTGAGATTCCAGTACACTGGGAGCGCAGCAAAGGAATAGATTACGGGTACGCATCTGAAAGCGCTTGTGTATGGGGCGCAGTAGACCCTAGCGATGGTACATTGATTATATATCGTGAGCTATACCGCAAAGGCTTACTAGGTACTGACCTTGCAAGAATGATTACAGAGATGGAGTACGAAGACCCCTTCTCAGTCTCTGGAGTGCTCGACACAGCTTGTTGGAGCCGAACAGGTACTACCGGCCCCACTGTAGGCGAAACGCTACAGAGAGCCGGACACAAGCTCAGAAGAGCAGATAAGAACAGAATACAAGGTAAGATACAAATTCACGAATACTTGAAGCTCATGCAAAGCGGTAGGCCACGAATACAAATATTTAACACATGCCCTAACCTGATACGCGAGCTTCAAAGTATTCCACTAGATAAGTCTAAGCCCGAAGACGTAGATACAAATGCATCAGACCACGCATATGATGCATTACGTTACTTAATAATGGCTAGGCCCCGTATCAACGATACGATACAACAACTCAGACAGTTTAGAAAAGAATCACACTTTACACCGTCTGACTCGACATTTGGATATTAATATGGCACACTGTACTAAAAAAACAAAGTATAATAATGGCGGTTTAGTTGCCCGTAAAGAATTCAAAGGTATTGGTTCTATTGAAGGAAACCTGTCTGGAAACCAAGGCTATCGGGCTGGAGAAGTAAAGGCATCTACTAACTTAGGCGGTACACGAGTAACGGCAAGCAAGTTTAAAGACTCAATGGGTAGCTCGTCTACAAACTACAGTCTAGAAAAACAAATGAAAGGTAAGTCTTCTGCTGGTGTAAAGCTAGGTAAAAACCCAAGCGCTACTTACTCTAAAGATTTAGGAAAGGGATTTACACTAAAAGCACAGGTAGGTAAAAACTATCATGGCATGTCAATCTCTAAGCCCCTCTAAAGGAACAGTACATGAACGAAGAAAACGAATCATACAAAAACGCTGATTATCTCTACTTCGAGCCTGAAGAAACAGCAGGCGGTCTTGAGATGGACTTAGAAGAAGATGTGCGCAACCGTTTCGTAGGCTTAGTTCAAGACCGTTACGCTAATGCTGAACAAGCAAGAGACTTTGACGAGCATAGATGGCTAAAAGCCTATCACAACTTTCGAGGAATTTACAACAAGAATGTACGTTTCCGTGAAAGCGAAAAATCTAAAGTATTCGTAAAAGTTACTAAGACCAAAGTATTAGCAGCTTTTGGTCAGTTGGTCGATGTTATTTTTGGTACCGGCCAGTTCCCAATAGGTGTACGCGAAACTAGACTGCCCGAAGGTATTGCTAAGTATACTCACCTTGAAGCAAGCGAGACTGGAATAGAAACTAGCGCACCTGAGTACGCTGAGCCAAAAGAAGTTAAGAATATTTATGGTGTTGGCTACGAGGGTGACGGTCAAGTTTTAGGCCCCGGTGCTACACTTACCGCTTCAAAAAGCGTATTGTCTAAAGCTATTGAAGAAGCTAATGTAGAGTTTACAGAAGGCGCTTCCCCAGACCCACAAGTACTAGAACGCTCTCCGGCTAAAGAAGCGGCACGGAATATGCAGACACTTATACACGACCAGATTGAAGAGTCAGGCGGCTCCAGTGAATTGCGTAATGCTCTACTTGAAGCAGCTTTATTTGGAACTGGTATTGTTAAAGGCCCTTTCAACTATAACAAGACTTTAAGTCGTTGGACAGTTGATGATGAGGGAGAGCGTAGTTATGACCCACTTGACGTTCGTGTTCCACGTATTGAGTTTGTAAGTATTTGGGATTTCTTCCCAGACCCTAGTGCCACTACCATAGAAGACTGTGAGTATATTGTACACCGCCACAAAATGAATAAGTCTCAGTTAAGAGCCTTGACTAAAATGCCTTTCTTCAACAAAGACGCTATTCGTGAGTGCATTCAGATGGGGCCTAACTATACTGAAAAAGACTATGAGCATGAATTAAAAGACGACCAACGAACCGAAGAATTTGGCGCAGCACAGTTTGAAGTTCTAGAGTACTGGGGTATTATGGATGCAGAGTATGCACGAGAAGTAGGCATGGAACTTCCAGATGAGGTAGATGATTTAGATGAAGTACAAGTTAATGCTTGGGTTAGTAATGGAAAGCTTCTTCGTGGTGTTGTTAATCCTTTTACTCCATACCGACTTCCATACAACGCCTTTCCTTACGAACGTAATCCTTATTCTTTCTTTGGTATTGGCGTTGCAGAGAACATGGACGACTCTCAACAAATTATGAATGGTCACGCACGTATGGCTATTGATAATCTTGCGCTTGCAGGTTCATTAGTTTTTGACGTTGACGAATCAGCCCTAGTAGGCGGACAGAGCATGGATATTTATCCCGGCAAAGTATTTCGCCGTCAAGCCGGAATGCCCGGACAAGCTATTCATGGTGTCAAATTTCCAAACACTGCTCAAGAAAATATGATGATGTTTGATAAGTTCAGACAGTTAGCTGACGAGCAAACAGGCATTCCCAGCTACTCGCATGGACAAACAGGCGTACAAAGCATGACCCGTACAGCTTCAGGTATGTCTATGTTGTTGGGTGCAGCGTCACTTAACATTAAAACAGTTATTAAAAACATTGATGACTTCTTGTTAAAGCCTTTAGGCGAAGCATACTATCAGTGGAACATGCAGTTCTTTGAAGGGGAGCTGGATATTCAGGGCGACCTCGAAGTTCATGCAATGGGCACAAATAGCTTAATGCAAAAAGAAGTACGGAGTCAAAGACTCACTATGTTCTTGCAGACAGCACAAAATCCTGCTATTGCACCGTTTGTTAAAATCTCTAAAATTGTTAGTGAGTTGGCTTACAGCCTTGACCTTGACCCTGATGAGATTCTTAACGACCCTGAAGAAGCAGCAATCATGGCACAAATCATAGGAGCACAAAATGTTAGACAAGGAAATGGCGAACCGGCTGGGGCCGCTGGTCAACAACTCGGAGCTATGGGGGGCCCTGAAGGAGCACCTCAACAACCTCCGGAACTTGGAGCTACAGGGACTGGCGGTGGCAACATCGGAACTGGAATTGTACCGCAAGCAGGGGAAAGCGAGTTCACTGGCTAATTTAATGAATCTCAAAGAACAAGCAATAGAAGCCCGTCAAAGAGTAGAGGAAAAGTAATGTCAGCAGTAAGTTTGTTATCAAAAGGAGCAATGAAGCTTTTTCATGGAGCTAAGAAAAATTTTGATTCTTTCGATTCTGAGTTTGCAACCGAGACAGCTTTTGGAAAAGGTTTTTCATTTACCCCCGAACAAGACATAGCAGAAGGATACGCTAATATTACTCCGGCAAAACTTAGAAAGCTTTACGGAAAAGAATATGTAGAAGAAGCCATTGAAAGAAAAAAGGGCGGCACTCCTATTTTATATGAAGTTGAAGCAGATGTAAAAGATAGTGAAATTTTAGTTACTCGCAAAAATTTTAATGAACAAGATAAAGAAGTTCAAAAAAAATTAAAAAAACTAATAGACGCAGAAGGATTAAATCTAGAAAAGTTAGATTTAAACAAGCCTAAGTTTTGGAGACAAATACTAAACTTAACAAATAAAGATGCAGATAAACTATTCACTAAGTACGGAATTAAGGCTGCGCTAAAAGATGCACAAGATTCTAAGTTAAAACAAGTAGGCGGTAAAATAGAATACACAGTCTACGACCCTAAAGTAATAAAAATTAAAAACAAAAAAGTTCTAGAAAGAACTGAAAAAAATAGAGGCGGCGAAATGAAAGTACCTAAACTAAAATACGCAGTAGGCTCAGTAGCTCAAGCAGCAGCAGAGGGTGCCGATTCATTGTTGTCCGAAGCTCGTAAAGATGTTGTAGCCCAAAGAGGCCCTGAGCCTGCAATGCCCAAAGAAGTAGAAGAGATGGCAGAAGCAGTGGCTAAAGTAGAGCCGTCTACGCAAAAAGGAAGTTCAGAAATTGTACAGAAAAACATAAAAGACACTACAAAACTTGTAAACTCTTTTGAGTTTCAAGGCGGCAATGCAAAAATGGACAAGCAGTTTATTATTGAATCTTTGAGCGAAATATCTGATTCTCCTATTGTTGAGTCCAAGCAGTCTATTGCTGAGTTTATTACTGACCTGCACCGTGTACAACTTGAAGAAGAAGCCAAGCCGCTTTTGTCGCCAAAAGATTTTAAAAAGCTTACTAGCTTTGCAGGTTCCCAAGACCGCTTGGAAAAGAAAGAAGGCGGCGAAGTATCTGACGTAGATAAGTATATTAACTTATTTGGTCAAATGGAACAGTCCATGAGTAAAGCTAAAACTCAAGAAGAAAAAGATAAAATTTATGAGCGTTGGTCACAAGTTGAGGAATCATTTGACGGTAATATTATTGCTGAAGCTATGGAAAAGATGGACGAAAGCCGAGAAGGAAAATTCTTAGGTGGGATACTTGGAAGTGTTATAGAAAAAGTAACATCTTCTAAAGGAACTACTACTGAGCCTGTAGGCCAAGAACCCGAAGCAAGCATAAGCAGTCTTGAAGGCCCCGACCCTATTTCTGCGGCTAATAACGCTCCAATTTCTAATACAGGCTTTGCGGAAGGCGGTTCACTTATGGCTCCCGATATGCCCGTAGATACTTATGATAATATACCACCAGAGGAAATGGAAGCCGTAAAAGCTACACAGCTTCCAGATGATGAGATGGAAGATGAGTATGCCGGATTCGTTCTAGGCGAAGCCCTAAGTACAGAAGACCAAGAATATTTATTAGGCGCTCTCGAAAGTGACGGGCGCTTAGGCGAAATCTTTGATAAAATAATGGATATTGCAGGAGAATTTGCAGGTGAAGGAGCCGTTGAAGGCCCCGGCACAGGCACATCAGATTCGATACCCGCAAGGTTGTCGGATGGTGAATTTGTTTTCACTAAAAAAGCAACTGACCAAATTGGCACCGACAAGCTTCAAACTATGATGGATGATGCTGAACGTGCTTATGATGGCGGTTTAATGAAAAAGTACATGGGCGGCAGCATACTTGATGCTTCTGAAGAGCAGTTAGACCCTAATAAAAAGGTTTACAACCAGATGTTAGCGTCAAATGCAATGCCTAGTGTACGATAACAATAAGGCTACCTGTTAGCGCAGCCCCTTATTACTTTAACTTAACCTAGAGGCCACCTTGTAGTATCAAGCCCCGAATGTCTAGCTAACATTTCGGCTACCTTGAAGAGACGACAAGCCCCAAAAGGAGTGCGACATGACTGACTTACAAGAAATAGAAGAAGAAGCAGCAAACCCATACAACATGAGAAAAGATTGGCATGATGAAGATGACAAACCTTTTGAAAGTGCTGATGGCGTTTATTACGAAAAGAAAGCAAAGAAGGCCACCCGAAAGGCCCCTTCTGAAGAAGAGTCCGCTACAGATTACAAGAAGCGATACGATGACTTAAAAAAGCATTACGATACAAAGATTAGTGAGTTCAAGCAAAAAGAGCAAGAACTACAAGCAGAAGCTCGAATGACACAGCATGTTGAACAGGCCGTTCGTCACGAGGATAACTCTGAAGAAGTTCAAGCTCAAGAGTATGCAGAACAAACAGCCCCTGCTGTAGAGAACGATACACGACTCTCAGCACTTGATGAACGTGAAGCTAGGATTGCTCGCAAAGAAGCTGAATTAACTCTTAGCTCAGCACATCCTGATTTTGCAGATATACGGCAAAGCGATGAGTTTCATTCATGGGCCAAAGCACAGCCAGAGGCTATTCAAGACTGGGTGTATAATAATCCTAATAACGTAAGCTTAGCAGTCAAAGCTATCGACCTCTATAAACTAGAGTCGGGTTTAAGCTCTCAACCTTCTTCAGGTAAGAAAGTACAGTCGCAATCTATGTCCCCCTCGGCAGCAGATATGGTTTCAACTAAAACAAAAACCGTAAATGCAAATGAGCCAAAGGTGTGGACACAACGGGAAATTACTGCACTGTCTATGGTTGAATACGATAAATATGAAAAAGAAATCGATGCAGCCATAATTGAAGGCAGAGTAGTAGCTTAAATAACTATTGTCTTAAATAAAAAGGAAAATAATCATGGCTTTTAACCAATCAGACCGATATTTCGCAGAAGGTTCTAACAGCAATTTCGGCACAAGCACTAACTTTATGCCTGCCATTTACTCGAAGAAGGTTCTTAACTTCTTCCGTAAAGCTTCTGTTGCTGAAGCAATCACCAACACTGATTACGCTGGTGAGATTTCAGCGTTCGGCGATTCTGTAAAAATTATCAAAGAACCTGTAATCACCGTTGAGCAGTATCAACGTGGTGCTGATACTACTGCAACTGCATTGACCGATTCTGAAATTACTCTGGTCGTTGACACAGCTAACGCATTTAAGTTCATCGTAGACGACATCGAAACTTCTATGTCTCACGTAAACTTTAAAGAAGTAGCTGCTTCGTCTGCCGCTTACGCTCTGCGTGATGCATTCGATGCTGGCGTACTTGCTGCTATGGAAGCAGGCTTGAGTGCTTCTGCTCCTGACCACATCCTTGGCGGTGATACTACTGCTTCAGCGGGTGACGGCGTTCTGTCAGGAACTGACGCAATCGGTTTGCAAAATGCTAACACTGACCCTCTGGATGTACTGGCTCGCTTGGCTCGTCTGCTTGACGACCAAAACGTACCAGAAGAAGGTCGTTGGGTAGTTGCTCCTCCTGTATTCTACGAAGAGCTGTCACAGTCTGACTCTAAGCTCTTATCAGTAGATTACAACGGCGGCCAAGGCTCTATCCGCAATGGTCTAGTAAGCTCTGGCAAGCTGCGTGGATTCAGCATGTATAAGTCTAACAACATGGGTGGTCTTGTCGCTAACGCTGACGGCCTCATCTTGGGCGGCCACATATCTGCGGTATGTACTGCACAGACTATCACCAGCACTGAGGTCATCCGTGACCCGTCTAGCTTTGGTGACATCTGCCGTGGTCTACACGTATACGGCGTTAAGGTTCTCCGACCTGAAGCCCTTGTTGGATGCTACTTCAACATTGCATAAGCTGTAACCAATTAAGTGCGGGGGCTGTAAAAGGCCCCCAATCTTTAACAAATTTAAAGGCTAAATAAACATGTCCACATCGTACTTAGATTTAACTAACGAGCTTTTGCGAGAACTGAATGAAGTTACGCTCACTTCGGGCAACTTTAATACAGCTATCGGGGTTCAGCAGCACGTTAAGGATTCTTTAAATCGCGCATACTTTGACATCATAAACGAAGAACCTCAGTGGCCTTTTTTATCCGTTGCCGAAAGCGGTGACGTAGACCCAATGTACGGAAACACTTATATTGAAACGGTAGCTGGTACACGCTTTTATGAGCTAAAACCTGCAAGTGATAGTATAACAACCGACTATGGCTCTGTTGATTGGGATAATTTTTATATTACGACCGTAGGAGTTACTGGGGAAACATCCCCCTATACTGGAAAGAACCTTTCCTTTATGACTACCGAAGCTTGGAAAACATTTAGACGAGTTTCAGAAAATTTAGATGACGCAGATGCCCAAGCATTTGGAGTACCTAATAGCGTTATTAGAAGTCCTGACAGCCGCAAGTTTGGACTTAGCCCAATTCCCGATAAAGTATATCGTGTTTGGTTTTATGCATGGAGTTTGCCTACAAAACTAACCGCATACTCAGACACCCTTGTGTTTCCTGAGATGTACAGCTCAGTTCTTTTAGCTAGAGCACGTTATTATATTTGGCAGTTTAAAGACAATCCACAAGCAGCATCATTTGCAATGGAAGACTATAAAAAAGGATTACGCAGTATGCGTTCTAACCTTATTGAACCAGTACCTACTTTTATTAAAGATGACCGAGTGAGATTCGTATAATATGGCAGCTTCCCAACCTTTTGGTATCTCATGCAAAGGAGGTTTAAATACTAACCTCAATCAGCTTGAGATGCTTGCCCAGCCCGGAGTAGCTACAAAGCTTTTAAACTTTGAAGTAGACCCAGACGGAGGCTATCGCCGCATAAACGGCTATACTCCCTTTGGTGGAGATGATGCTATTAGACCTACTGGCGGTAATGACCCTATTTTAGGTCTCCATACGTATGCAGATGGTCTTATTGTATGTGCAGGAACTGGCATTTATTTTAGCCAAGATGGAACTAGCTGGCTTCAAGTAAATAGAATTTCTAGCGGTGGCGGAGATGACTATACTACTTTTACAGGAAAAAGTCTTTTAGCAAGAACTAATCAAAAGCAATGTAGTTTTTCTTTGTTTTCTAATAGCTATGATTATGGCGAGCTTATTATTGCTGACGGCGCTAATCAACTTTTTAGTTTTAGAATGGAAGGTTTTGGCGCATTAAATACTAGGACATTTCACACACAAGAAATTTCTATTATTTCTGGCACACATGCAGTCAGAGAAATAACAGTACACGACCATCACTTAGTAGCTGCTGGAGTTACAGACCACGAGTCTACAATATATTATAGTGTTAATTTAGACCCTGATAACTTTACTGGTGCTGGAGCTGGGGCAGTTACAATTTCTGATGTTATTGTAGGCATTAAAAGCTTTAGAAGCGATTTAATTATATTTTGTCAGAATAGTTTACACAAATTAATAAACATTAACGACTCCAGCAATATTCAAGTTGTACCTATAGCAAAAAACATAGGTTGTTTAGACGGCAAAAGCATTCAAGAAATTGGAGGCGACTTGGTGTTTTTGGCTCCTGACGGTATTCGTTCTGTTGCCGGCACTGCCCGTATTGGCGATGTTGAGTTAGGCTCAGTAAGCCGGCAGATACAATCAGTAATTTCAGACTTAGCTTTTGCTATAAATACTTATACAATTTCAAGCGAAGTTTTAAGAAGTAAATCTCAGTACAGATTATTTTATACTGTAGCTGGAGAAGCCCCATCTTTAACTAAAGGTATTATTGGGACTTTAACGCCTAACGGTTTTGAGTGGTCACAAACACAAGGCATTCAAGCCACTGCTTTTACTTCGGAATTTGATTCTGACGGCATAGAACAAGAATATCACGGAGATTATTTTGGCTATGTCTATAATCACGATACAGGCAATAGCTTTTATTCAGGCGGCGTTCCTTTTAATATTTCAGCTCAGTACACAACGCCTAACTATGACTTTGGTGACATTGGAACTAGAAAGACTTTACATTACGCAAAGATTTCTATTACGCCTGAAGGCGAAGCGCAACCGACACTTAGAGTGCGTTATGATTACGAAGACACAGACATACCGCAGCCAGCCGATTATGTTTTAGATTCTATACCGCTTCCTGCATTGTTTGGAACCGCAATATTTGGAACAGCAGTATTTGGCGCAAGCAACGACCCAATGATTCGACAGGCTATACAAGGTAGTGGACATTCGTGCAACTTTAGAATTAGTAGCTCAGACTCAAAAGCACCATACGCAATTAACGGCA